TGATTTTCGTTAGAAAATCAGACCCTATCACCCCCCGAAGGGGGTGTCCAGCAGAAAGTTTTACACGACGCACCAGCGTTTGTGTAAGGCACCCCTTCTGCGAAGGGCGACCTTCCCTGACTCCGCGCACATGCGATAAAGGCCATTCAAACCTTTAAGCATCCAGGCCGTGTAGTCGACCGAAGAAAATTCGGTCGGTGTAACGACTCTGGGCACGCGGAGTTCCGTTCTCTGATAGTCGGCGTTATGCCTCCTCTTAAAGGATTTGTTCCTTAAGAGGGTTTCCGAGTAGTCCGGGCAGTAAAAACCCGGGAAGCTACGACTGTGTGTCCATGGCACAGGACCGAAGTCCTGTTGAACCTTCTTTCGAAGAAATTCACACGTGGCCCAGTAGCCTTTATTGAAAAAGGCTTCGGAGAGCTCTATCAGATGACTATAGACGGTATGGGAAGGATGTTCTCCATAGATACCTTTCTTGAATCGTATAGGTGTGATCGAAACGCCGTCATAGGCATCTTGACCACAACTTTCACGGAACTTTCCGTTAAGGAAAGATTTGCCATGGTTTATGGCAAGTCCGTAAGACTCAAGGGTATCTAAGACGAGCGGAGCTACGCATGTAGGGACGATAAGATCGTCTCCATATACGTAAACTTCGCCCGTGATCCGGTTAAGGCGACACGTCGCTTCGGCCAAAGCCCAAACGGTAAGAGCCAAAACGGGAAAGCATAAAGCCGACCCCATTGGCGCGAACTTATTGAGCGGCACTACCTTCCCACAAGGAAGAGTAGTAGCGATTGATCGGCATGCCTCCATGTGCTCGACGAGGTCCTCTGGAAAGAGTTCTCGTACGAGTCGTAGAGATATGCGGTCCGAGGCATCCTTCAGATCAATCGTCGCGTATTTCCCGTCGCGAGACGAAGAAAGCGCAAGACGTTGATTGACGGTCTGATCGTCGAAATTAACCTTACCTTTTGTGAGGTTACTTTCGTACACTCTCGAGATAACTAATCTCGAGAGCCCTTGTTGGATCCACTGTATTTCAAGCGGCTCCATAGAGATCAGCCTCGGACCCCTCGAGTCCTTTGGTACAAGTACCACTTTCGCAATCGGTAAAACCGATGGCGTCAGAGATTTATACCAAGGTAACTCAAAAGACCGTCGAGAGAGCGATGGAGAAAAGTACTCATAGTATGGGTACTTGGAATGCAATCTCTGGTACTTGGTACCGAAAGAGTACTTTCCATTTCCCTTCTCGCCCCCTGCGACGGCACCGGGCCCGTGTCTTGGTCGGATATTCCGGGGGTTAAACCCTCTGAATAGGTCATTGACCAATTTCCGAGCAAGACGAAACCTGCCGTTATCAAAGTCCAAGTTCTCTTGGACTTCAGTAGCGATCTCGAATTCATTTTGAATGAATGAGTCTATGACTCTTTGGTTTTCTGCAGATGTGCAGGGAACCTCGAGTTTATAGAGCAGGTTACAAATCTGATGCAATTCCGAAATGGAATAGACATCAGCATCGGGCAACAGCTCACCACTCGGTGCGAAGATGCGCTTAGTCCAACCCTGCAAGAAAGCGGGGAGAAGACTCCTAGGCCTGGTATTGAAGCCAGGGACTGGGATGTAAGCGCCCTTCTCTAGTCCAACTAAGATCCCCTTAAAGAATTTGGGGAGTGTCTTCGTTAGGAAAGAGAAGCCTTCGTGCTTAACGCGTGAGGCTATGTAAGCCTTGTCGCGCAAAACACTCTGCCTGCTCACCATGTGAGAACTGTCATCGAGAACTTTGTAAAGGAGGGACACAAGTAAAACCGTGTCCTGGCTTTTCAATGCTCCTGATTACAGGTGGACATATCCACAATCAACCGAAGACAATCCCCTGACTTCAACTCTTACCGAGGAGAAGGTCAGCTTTGTAAGTATTCATAAAAGTACCTACAAAGGCCCGCAGATCGTAAATGTTCGTGGACGTGAACAAAGATGTCCGCGGCACGATCAAAGCCGAAACGCAACTCGCAACATGCTCGTTTTCGTCGGTGTCGATAATCGTCATCGAAGCGGAAACGGTTCGCCTGTCATAGGCGGTCTTCCCGTTTTTAGCGGGAAAGAAGTTGTGTCGAACAGAGATAAGGGTAGGCTGTTGAACAGTCGACCCATCCATAATTCGATCGATCCCATTCGGAAGAGTCCGAAGGAGCTCGAAGTTCTTGTTGGCTGCGGAGCTGTCCGGAAGGACAACTGTGCTAGGGATTGCCATGGTAGATTGTCTCCTAAAAGAATGAGAAGAGTAAGGATTCCTACATAGATTGCCTAATCAGGGCAGCTATGTTTGCAGCCTGTACTCCAGAAAGTTTCGTGTCAAACACGAGACCGTTAATAGTCGGGATACCGGCAGCCCTAGAGTAAGTCTTGCGCTTGTACTCGTACACAGCGCCAGACCAAACAGGAGGGAACCCCCCATAAGATGGGGGAACGCCGATTTCCAGCGTAGCCGCGACTTCAGTCTTCACAGAAGACCATCCGTCGAGCGCGGTGATCTTTCCTTCAAAAGCCTCAAAGGCAGGTTGTTGGAAAGCTGCACCGATGTTAGTCACGTAATCCACTAAAAAGGAAAACGGGATGGCTTCCCAAAGTACGCTTAGAGGTTTGTTAAAACCAAGAGCGGACCCATAGGCAGTCACCAAACGGCTAACATCGTCTAGGCCCTGAAGGTTCTGGACAATGTCCAGACCCATAGACAAAGTGGTTTTGCCCTCAGTGGGCGTCCACTTCGTATAATAGGGCCCAGAAAAGAACCATCGAGATTCCGGGTATAAGGGGAGATTAAACCCTTTTGACCGACGGATCTTGATCCTCTTACCGCGAGTGCGCTTAAGATGCGCAATTCTACGCTGGACCTTTGCAATCACATCAAAAGAACTCTGAATGTCGGAAATCATAGGCTTAACGCCGAATTGATAGGCGAGGTGAACGTTAGCACCATATTCGGTGAAACGTTCAACGAGGTTCTTTCGACCGCCAGAGGTACTTAAACCGAGCTTTAGGTCCTTTACGGACCTGTAGCCAAAACCCTGCAACTGCTTTAAAACATCCAGAGTCCTCCCGAAATCGTCGATTTCGAGAAGGAAATTCGGAAGTGAAAGCTGAGTAGGGATCTGCTCGAGACTATCTGAGATAGTTTTCGAGTGGAACTGCTGAATATCTAGGGATCCAATAGATCCCCAGAGTCCAGCAGGCGGTGTACCCCCCGAATACGTTTTGTTCTTATGAACTTCACGGTATTCGAGGATACCATCGGCCCAATAACCCATGTAAATGGGGTTAGACTCATAAGAGAAAGGGACGATGGTGGTCTGGATAACAGTGTGATTGCAAGGCCGATTCACCTTACCATTGCGTGGCCCGATTTCATCTTCGATTGTATGGACTGATGAAGTCCCACAAAGAGAAGTAGATTCGGACACAAGAGAAGGACCAGGGATGGGAACGTGATCATGACCATCGTGACCAAAAGGCACGTTGTAATGAGTCGTCCTAACCTGGTTTCCGTAAGGAAAATTCCTCGTTCGAGTACGCATGGCAGAGGATGAGTTAGAGGGGATGAGTCAGAAGACTCACTAGCCCCCTAACTGAAGGAGGGAACCTTAAGACATGATGCCCTTACGGGCTAAATGTTAAGAGAGTTCCC